AAAGAGTGAATAGGCAGCAGACGGAACCGGGTAAAGTCTAATCTTTCCAAGCGGATATGCGTTATCATAGCTTAAAAACTCTGGAATACCCTGAAGGCTTTTGAAGGCAATTGTGTCATAGGCTTCATCGTCAATTATCGTCACCGGGTAATCAATTGTGCTATTTCTAACGTAAGCATCCACTATATTCGTTGGCCTAGAGGTGTTAAAATCCCCTCCACTTCCTATGGTGTAGCTCGTTGCGCTCGTAAGAGGAAATGTTTCCCATGCTCTTGCGTAAATGTTTAGAGAATCATTTGACCACGAATCAATCAGTCCGTTAAGCGCGTCGAAACCGTCGTTTGCTTCATCGGCAGACGGATCTTCATTCTTAACTAAAGCGCCTATTTTTTGCAGCGCCTTCTTTATGATTATACGCGCCGTTGTCATAACGCCCTACTTGTAAAAATTAGCCGTAATAATGGGTGTTCCCGCACTAACTATTGCTATTTTTGCTACGCTTCCATTCAAGAAATACCCCGCTGGGTTTTGCTCATAAGACTGCCCAAGGGTGGTATCGCCGGGAACCGTCGCAGCCGGTAAAACCGTTACCGTGTCAACCGTTCCAGTGAATCCAGAAGTGGTAAACTCAATAGCCTGAGTTGTGCCAGCAATTATGGTTTCAGCGAAAGTTGCCGAGCTAGACCTTGCCGTACCCGCAGTGCCGCCAATATTAACCGTTACCGAACCAGCCGAACGGGTAGCCGTATAGGTCACAAGATATGCCTGACCCTCAATAAGTGGATAAGCAACGTTGGCCGTTTGTGAAAGTGCGGTACTAATTGCGCCCGTGGCAACAGCGGTCGATCCATCAGTAGTCCATCCGGTTCCCAGTGTCCACGCTGTTACGGTGACGTTATCAATGCTACCCGTGAAACCCGCTGTACCAAAGCTAATAACGCTATCAGACCCAGCTACAATAGTTTCCTTAAATGTTGCAGCAGAGCTTCTCGCGGTTCCGGCTGTGCCACCAATAGAAACCGTGATGGTTCCGGCGGTATAAGCCGTGACCGTATAGGTTACTGTGTAAGTATAGCCGGGGATAAGAGAAATAGCCAAGGTTTGACTTAACGCAGTCGAGATAGCGCCTGTTGCAGTTGCTACACCAGCCGCAATAGTCCAGCCAGTTCCCTTAGTCCATCCGGTGTCCGAGGCAAATGCACCGTTAGTAACGTATTCGGCAAAAGTACCATTGGTTACTCTATCAGTTGCCTCAGAGGTGGAATACCCCCTAGCATAGAAATCAGCAGCAGCCCCCTTACCGAAGGTAACATATTTCGCTAACAGACCGTTCTGATCAGTGGGCACGGTCATAAATTCCGGTACGTTTGCCGCTAAAAGGGTCGATAGCGTATAGTTATCCAGTGCGGTTTGCAGCGCCGAATCTTTATTATATGATGGTAAAATTGCCATGATAAACCTCTACTAGATGTCAGCACCTACAAGCGGAGTGGTTGCGCCAATCGCGTTAAACTTCATTGTTGAACCAACCTCAACCGTAGTGTCATCAGCATGGGAAGCATTTTGTGCCGCCTGAAGAGTGATAGTGCCAGCCAATGCAACGGTAATGGTTCCCTTAACCTTCACATTCACATAAGCAGACGTCGCGCCAACAAAAGCCGAAGCATCAGTCGAAGTAGTGAACGTGGTGGCGGCCACAGCCGAAGCCGAGGTTGCCGTTACAGAAAGGGCGGTATTGGTGATCATCGAAGCCGTACCCCATTTAAGGGCGGCTTTCACGCCGCTATTGGTCGTAGCCGTGGTAATGAGGTTAATATCAACCTCATAGATACCGGGCTGCAACGTAGCGCTGGTAAGACCAACAACGTTAGTAAGTGTAGTTCCAGTGCCGCCAGAATCCGCAAGAAACTGTGTGGAGCAGCGCGAAACGTCAGCGAAGTTATCGTTAAGAATTTTCTTTGTGTCGTCAGTGAGAACACCAACTCCGATTACTTTATTTTTAGCCATAAAATATATCCTTTATAAGATTGAGGGGAGGGCTTTTGACCCTCCCCCTTTTAACTACGACGTAATGCGGCAACCCCATTCAGGACGAACCGGGGCAAACCCGCCGAGGAAGTCAAGGCGCGTAATCATGCGGCGCTTGATAATATCCCAGCTACGCACGATTGCGACCGTAATGCCTTTGTAGGTGTACTGTTCAGCAAACTCAGCAGCGGTTGGCAGTACCAGCGGAACCGACACCATGCGATATGCATCCATGTGATACACAAGGCTGTTGGTGTAGGTCGTCGATGCCGATCCGTTAAACACAACAAGAGCCGCTTCATCTACTGGAGCCGCACTTACGTTTTGACGGGAATCAGTCGTAGAGTAGTAAATCGACGGGCTAATTGCCAGAGTCACAGAGTTACCAGATGTTTCGGTTACAGCCGCAGTCACGGTGAACTGTTGCAAGTAACCAAGGTTCACCTTCGTCTGCGGGTGTACAGCGTACACGTCAGCAATGGTAAATACCGTGCCAGCCGGGATAGTTGCACCCGAAGTCACGCCATCAATACCAAGGGTTGACATGCCGTTTGCAATCGTAACGACCGATGCCTCAACCGCAAAGCCAGAAACGTCTGCGCCGTTGGTGATACGAGACACAAGGTTGTTGCTCATATAAGTAAACCCATCAGCAAGGCCCATCAAGCCGCGTTTGTACTGCTTAGCTAGCTCATCGCTTGCCTGTACGAACGATTTGCGGGAATCAAGAGCCGAAGCCTGACCATCAGGAGACAGAAGCGCATAACGCTCGCCATCCATAGGAGCAAGGTTGTTATCGAGCTTAACACCAGCCGAAAGCATCGTGGTGGTGTTGAACACGGTAGAACCGGGAGTGCCTACGAAGTTCGCGGTATTAACCGTAGCGCGTTGCAGCATGGTTTGCTCGATGTTTTGGGCCATACCAACAGCGTAAGGCTTAATAACCCGGTCATAGATGCTTTGCAGATTGATAGAAGATGCAAGTTCCTGCGAATCAAGCTCGAAGCTAGCGTTTGCAATAACATCCAAAGGCATAGCAACCTTTTCTTCAAGGACGCTGCCAAGGGTGGAGGTGATGTCGAAAGAGTTGTTAATCACTGGGCGAGCCGGTTTGGAGATGTAAATCGTATCACCAGCCGAGTAGCCGTTTTTGCCTTTATAGTCATTGGCGTCTGCCTGACCGATAGACTTACAGAACTGCAAGTTATCGGCCAAAGTACCAGCCGCGAGCTTTGCGATGATACCGGCATTAAGTTTGACTGTGTTAATAGTGTTCGTCATGTGAAATCCTATCTAGTGTTAAATTGTTTCAAAAGCTCCTCAACAGACTTGTTTTCTAAGGACTTGCCTGTCGATGCCGTACCCCTTGCGGGGGTCATTGGAGCCGGAGCATTGGTTGCCTTGTTCCGATTGAGATAGGACTCACCCCTTAATTCCGCTTTACCGATCTCCATAGAAATCTTGTAAGGCGACATTTCTTCCAGTGACTCAAGATTTCCCTCTTTCATGAGGGCATATAATGCCAGACTTGCATTATCGGCCTCCATAAGGGCGTGGGCCACGGGTAGGGGTAGGTTGTTCATGAAATCGGAGTGCTGCTCATATAACGCCGTGTATTCTGGGTTGGCTTTGGCGAACTCCTGCTCTTGGGCCGCCACTTCCTGAATTCTAGAATATGTCTTTGCGTTATCTTGTTGCTGCTTGGCCGTTTCAGTTTGCTTCGTATCTCGTTCGGATAATTTTTGCTCTACCTTCCAATCAGCTAAAGCCTCGTAATAAGCATCCTTGGCATCCAGATATTCTCCCCATGTTTGGAAATTGCTTTCCACTGGTTTTACGGGAGCGCCGTTTGCTGGGGGCGTATTTTGATTTGCTGCTGGTTGAGCCTGTGCCTTTTGAGGCTGGATTCGCTCTACTGCTTCACGCAATTCACGATTCTCGCGCCGCATCTTGGCTAGCTTGCTGTTTAGATGTGACTGCCTATTCGCCTCACGCTTGGCAAGTTGCTCTGGGGTTAACTCAGAATCCGCCTTAATTTGCGTTTCCTTGCTTTCCTCAGTTTCCCCAGTAGATTCCGGGGATACTTGCTCTTGCGGTTGGGTAATTTCAGTCTTTGCTTCAGAAGAAGCCTGTGCCTGTTCTGCAACGGATGTTGCCTCGGCTATAACAGCGTCAATATCCATAATAATCTATTCCTTTGTTTATGCAAGCAAATACTTGCCGGTTAAAAAGCAATGCGGAATCTTCGTTTTCTTGCCATGATAAGTATTAGCAATACTTCCTCATCATTCCTTATCCGCCTTATTAATTCAGCCCTCACCATGAGCAGCCGATTAATTTCCTCTAGATGCTCCCTTTCAAGGGCCTCAAGATCAATGGCCCGTTTAAGTTTGTTTCTTTCCTCGGCTAGCTTTTTGCTCTCGGAAGCTAGGTTCTTTTTTCTTTGCTCTTCCCTTAAAACGCTTTCCAGCCTTTCAAGTTCGGTCTTTTCTTTTCTTATCTTTTCACGTTGTTTTTCTTCGTTTGCATATCGCTGATAAGAAGGAACGTATGCTCTTTTGTCTCCATCACCATCCCCCGGCTGCACAACACCAGTCCCGGCCACCTGAAAGGCGTAAGACTGAAATGCTGTAGTCTGGAACATTAGACGGCCCCGGTCATATTGCCCGCCTCATCTCTGGTTATTGTAATGGGTTGCATAATTGCCTGAGTTAGCTGCTCGATGTTTTGGCTTATTTGCGCGAGCTGTGCGGTGCGAATCGCATCCGATTCGTTTTCTATGCCCTCATTGCCGGGGGCGGTGGCGGAAGATTGAATCTTCAGTGCATCAAGCTTCAATCTCTCTATCTCAATCAAATTCTGCATGGTCTGATTCTTAGCTTCTTGCTGGGCCTGATATTCCTTCAGTTCCATTTCTCGAATCGCGACACCATTATCGACCATCTGCCCCGTTGGTTTTTGGGCCTCCATTGCTTTAAGCTGAAGTTCTTGTGATTTAAGCTCTAGCTCACCAGCTTTAATCGCCGTTTCACCCTGTTTGTTTTTAAGTGCCGACTCCAACTCTTGAATCTTTGTGGTCGCCTCTTGCGTCACCATTTGCAATTGCTGTGTTAGCTGCATAATCGCGGGGTCTTGCTGGTCTTTGTCTCTTTCTGATTCATCAAGTAATTTAGGGTCTACCACTTTCTTCAATCGGGCGCTTATGGCCTGTGCGCCGGGAGCGTCTTGGTACTTGAATACAAGATCACCAATGACAGGCATCAAGTCAGGGATAGACTTAATCACCTCTGCATAGTAAGCAGCGGCTTCTTGCCTTTGCGTAGTGAATGATGGGCCGGTAGTAACCCGAACATCCCACGCGCCTTTGGTAATGTCGTAACCGCGTTCTTGGCCCTCTGCCATAGCACCGTTGATACCAACCAGCTTATGCTCATCTTCTTCGCCAATGATATTTACAACCCTTGGCGTGTCTTCAATTTCTGGGAGAGCGCAGACTAGGATTTTACCCACATGGGTAATTGACTTAACAAGGTTATCCCCAAAATGGAATGAGGCAACATCGCCAGACATTTCCAGTTGTTTAAGGGCGACGCCGGATGATTGGCCCTCGCGCTTTCCTACCCCGGCATTGTACATACCAAGGGTTTTACGGATATTGTTCTCAGCATCGATAGAAGCAGCGGCGAATCCACTTGAAACAACCGGGGGATTAAGCCTTTGTGGCGCTGGGGCTGGATTACCATTAACGTCTGTTTGATGATAATAGAGAACCATTGCCTTTTCTGGCTTCTTCCAGTCATCCTCGAATCCACGCATCTGACCAACTGCGGCCTGCACTGGGGCCTGCTGCTGCTTTAGCAACACCTCGGTTTCGGATGATTTCAGCATATTGTAAGCCATTTGCGATGACTTAGACTTGCGTATTAAACTCAGTAGGTGACGCTTGCCTTCAATCCACGCCTCTTCCCCATATACGGGAACCAACGGAATATATTTACCGGGAAATGTGGTACTTTCCAGCTCATCTTCGCCACTCAGTTTATAGCGATGAACCCTTGGTTTTTTAACCTTGCGCTTGCTCGTGTATTTTTTCTTTTCAATGGCCCTTTCGGATGTGCCGTCTTCTAAAAGCCCCATTTCTTCATCGTAGTCTTTTATGCAGAAATACTCAGCGATGGTGATTTTATCATAATCCTTTAAGTCTTTATTGGGGAGTTCTTCGCCAAAGGAAATGGGTGTAGCATTGGGGTAAAGTCTCTCGAATTCTTCTTTAGTTATTTCCTCAAACACAAAGCCATATTTAGCGTCACTTCCGTCTGGCTCTATGCTATCGGGATCGATAAGTATTGAGGCCGGGTTAATGACGCGCTTAATCTTTAATTCCTGAAGGAAGCTGCCATCATCAATATATCCGTGGTCTACCCGTATGTAACCTATAGATGACTTAACGGAAAATTCCGCAGCCATATCGTAAGCAGAATCAGCGTTTGATTTATACTCTATAGCCTTAATGCGGCCAGAGATAATTTCAGCGGTTTCGGTGTCTGAGCCTTCGCCATCTGGTATTACCCTAATGGTTGGCGTGTTCATTCTAATGTCATTAACCACTTGGTGAATGAATTGGCTTAACTGGTCAACCTCTAGAACAGGGCGGCCTACCGTTACTCGGTTATTGGCCTCTTGTGCATCCCACTGGGCGAATTGTTCGTCGGACAGGAATTGTAGATCATTCTTGGCTTTTTGGTATATTTGCGCCCAGCCATCTCTGGCTGTTTCATAATGTTTTTTAGCCTTGTCAAGAATGTCCGAAGCGTCTGCCATATTGTCCTATGACGGTTAGCTTGCTATCGGATTGCACTAGCAGTGCCGTGATGGAGCAATTGGCAAATACTATATATTGATTTTCAACATAGGTCAACCCATCATAATTGATTGTGTAACCGCTGTTTGTGGTCTTTTGTAGTGTTGTGCAAACCCCATAAACGCGTCACTGCCATGCGACCACATATCATGCTTAGGTTCTTTGCTTACTCTACCTGTTTCTTGGTCTTTTGCAAAGGCCGTGTGTCTTAGGCACTGTATGCCATCAGCGCATTTCTCTTTGTCAAATACGCATTGAGAGAATATCCGGCGAGCAGCATCAATAGCCAATGCCTTTTTGGGTATTCTTGGCACGATACGAACTAATTTTCCAAGCTTAGGGTTGTCCCTTATCGCATCTTGTAGCTGTTGCTTGATGGTGGACTGCGCGGCCAGTTGATCGTGTTCGGCATCATGTGGCAGACAATGCTCATCATAATTATATGCCTTTTCCTGCAATACCTCGATGTAATGCGCCATCTTAACGCCGCTGGCCTGATAATAGTCTATAAGCCTAAATTCCATGCCCACGATCTGCACAAACCATATTGCTGTGTTATCTGATTGCCCCAAGTCCCAGAAGGTTTGTACCGCAACCCCAGGTTGAATAGGAACTTTGGTCAGTCGCTGTTCTTCAGATGCCATGCGAATTTCTTCTGCAAAGATAGCCCCCTCTACTGATTGCTTTGGCTTTCCCTCCCATACATGGAGGTAATCCTGGTAATTTCTTTTCATAAGCTCATCTTTACGCTTACGCAAAACTTCAGGGAACCAAGGATTGTCGCGCCAGTTTATATTAACCACAATAGAGTCTTCAGGGGGATTTACTACATACTGTTGATACAGCGCATCGTCCTCAAGAGATGGGTTGAATGAAAGTATTAACTCTGAGTTTGGCTCTCGGATAGTGTAATCTAGCGTCTGTATGTTTGTAATGCTCGCTGAGTCAGCCTCTTCGACCCAGCCGTCTGTTAAACCGGGTATCGACTTAATGTTTGCTATATTAGACCGAAGG